TAGTAAATTTTCTTGTAATCTCATATTGTGGAGTTTCATTATCAGGAACATCAGGCCCGCCATATTCTTTAACTCTTAAAATTGTTGATGGTATACCATAAACATTTATCAATCCTTTTAATGCTCTTACTGTTCCTTTGTTCTTTAAGAAGAAAGGCATATTGTTTACAATTCTGCCCCATATTTCTCTAGAGATATCCTTTTCTGATATTGCTGAATAATCAGAGTAAGCTGAACCAGTAACTTCTTTACCTAAAGCATATCTTGGTAGAGATACTAAATCTTTACCATCAGCTAAATTCCAACCTAAAGATTTTGCTACATTATAAATTAAATCTTTTGATAATCCCTCATCCAATTTATCTCTTCTATCGTATACATCTGATAATGAATTTATATATTCCCAAATACTATCAAAATGCTGACCAATCATATCTGTAAAAGTTAAGTATTCTTTATTGGATTCATCATTCTTTATAAATTCAGGTAATATACTACTCAATTTATTATTATTCTCGTTATCATAAAGTGAAGAAGATGTTATAGCTTTACTAAACCAATTAGTTGCTTGTGATGATGTTGTGTGCGCTAAAACATATGGATTTAAAGATGTTCCATCCCCACTTGTTTTAGGCCAAGAATTATCATAAAATTGTCCTAAAGAACCACTTTGATACGAAGAGCTTTCGAAGTACATATAATTTTCAAAACTATCTAAATTGTTTTTAGTTTCTTCTATCTTAGAATGATAAAATTGTAAATCTTTTGCTGAACCACTAACACCAACATAAGAAGCACTACTTATTTTGTAACTTTCTATATTTTCTAATTTTAATTTAAAATTTCTTATTCTTTTTTCTGCAGAGCCAAAGTTTATAAAATTTTCATAACGAGAGTAATCTGTATTTAACTCAACGCTATCTAAACTTTGACTTATAAATTTATTTCTCAGCTCATTTGATATAGAAGTATCTGTTGTTAAAATATCAGATTCCGTTTTATATTGAGATGTTCTAACTTGAACAGGACTTTCAACATTTTTTAAATCAGGTGATTTTAATACTAAACGAGGATTTTCTTCTGGTATAAAATCTACAATATTAATAGACTCTTCCATTGGATTTGCCATTTCTTTAACGACAATACATTCATCAAATTCTTGTAAATCTGCTGGTAATGGTTCATACATTTTATAAACAACTGAGTTTGGATACTCAGGAACAGAAATTACATCTTGTTTAAAATTAGTTGTCAAAAACATTTGATTATCAAATTTTAAATATGTTCTTAAATCTTTTGGATTTAAATTAAAATAAGTTACATAAAAATTAGTAAAAGCTTCTGGTAATTCAGGAAAATCTAGTTCAGGTGTTGAGCCATCTATATCTTGTTGTCCTTGTTCTATTCCAACTTCCATATAAGATTGATCTACTTGTATAGTTTTTCCATCCTCACTAACGGAAGTAATTTGAGCCTTATAAGGCCTCATAACAGGTCTTGTTTCCGATTGATCAGTATATGTAAAATCTATGAAAACATTATCAACCCAAACTATTCCTTGAGATGGTTCACTTCCTTCTAATCTACGATTATTACCATATATATAAAAAGACCAACTTTGATCGAGTATCCAATCTGCTGGAATCATAACGCTAACTTCAATTGTTTCCCAAACACCAGCTTCTGCTGGAGCCATTACAACTTTTATACCTTCTGTTTTGTTATATCTTGGTGGCATTACACCATTGTCAACCCATTCATAACCATTCCATTTCCATAATTGTTGAGGACTTAAAGCGCCTATTTGTAAAGGATTAATATCAAAGTCAAATGTAGGAGTTACATTTTCATATACAGGTAACATATTTTCCAAATCAGGACCAAAAAATTGATCTTGTCCAAGTGTAACTTGACCTGTAGGACCAGAATTTGTAGCAGCTGGATTTCTCACACCATAAGTTAAATTATATCCTCTTATTCCAAAACTTCCAACATTAAAGAAAACCTCATTTATATCTTCATAATAATTAGCACCTGAAGTTTTAGTTGTTCTATAAAGTTTTGTCGCATCGCTTCTTGAGTAAGCTAAAAAGTAAGTCTCATTTCCATCGCGATGATCTTGACCAGCTTCTGTTATGTTTCCTCCACGACCTATCATTACATCAGGAAAATATCCACGACGTAAACCTTTAAATTTTTCCCCATCTTCATCATAAGTAAATGTATCATCCATATTTATTCCAAGAAGCTCAGAAGATTCAACTGATGTCCCACCACCAAAATAATGACAATTATCTTCTGTAAAAAAGTATAGTCCAGGAAGAAGACTTCCACCATAGTTAGCATCTGCAGTTATTATTTCATTACAGAACGCTACTTCAAATTTACTAGGACTTGCTAAAACTTCATCATTTAATAGTTCATTTATATCTGAAAGAAGATGGACTTCATTACCATCCATAGCCGGACCTACTGTATAGTTATTTAATCTTCTCATTCTAAACCATTTATTAGAGTCTGGATGTGGCAATCCGTCTTCTAGAGTATCACCATTGTTATAAAACACAAGAAAAGTTCCACTACCATCATCATAATCTGTTCTTGTAACAGATTGTATAAACCCCTTTTCAAATATATCATCATACAAAGTTTTATTTGTAGTACTATTTACTATCACATTTCGAACATCTGGAAATAGTGCATCAAACTCCCAAAGCATTATTGTATCAGAGCTTTCAGAACCAATTTCAGTACCCCAAACTAGATCGTCTTTGAATAGTAATGTGGTTGTACTTCCATTAGAACCATCAGTTGTATTATTAAATTTTTGACCATTATCACTTTCAACATCCCATAAAAATGTTCCTGTTTGCCATCCCCTATTTTGTCCTGGTTTTGTTTTTCTTGGATAATATGATTTTCCCATATACTCATCTGGTGAATTTTTTACCACATAAGGATGATGATTTACTGCATTTATGTTATTAACAGTATTTTGAGGTGGAGTTGGAGCATTAGTATTATCAGGAGAGGCAACCCATATACTACCATTCCATGTCCATTCTTCTTCAGGACTAAGTGCTCCAATTTGTAAATTTTCTGACATATTTGGTGCCCATGTATATGTTAAAATAGGCATATTATCTTCAGGGCTCCCATCATCAAATATAGATTGTATTATCCAAGAACCATAGGGATCTCCAATTGTTGTACTAAAAGTTGTATCGCCTACTTCAGGATTTTTAAATCCTTCTTTTTTCTTAAAGCCAACCATTTGTAAACCAAATTGTTCTACAATACCAGCTTCGGTCGAAGCCGGTTTTGGCCACATCATACTCGCGAGATCTTCAGTATTTTCTTGGTAGCCAGCTGGTGGTGAAGAAGGCATTGTTTCGCTAGGACCAGGACTTTCAGGATTAAAATATCCCTCGGGTACAGATGGCGCTGGATTATCTTCAACTAATAACTCATTAGGATAACTTGCAGCTGTTTGGATTCCTTTACCAGCTACTGTACTTCGTATATCCATTCTGATGTTCATATAGTCACCACCTTTTACACCCAAACCACTAAGTTTTGGCATACCATACTTACCATATATCTGTAATCTATAAGGATATCCAGTTGGCCATTCGGGTGAACTTTCAAATATCTCATTATTATCTGTAAATTTTAAACAATTTCCACCAGCAACTCCTTCATTTTGAACTACTTTAGCATGATAACCTATATGTTCCGTATTATCCCATATATTTGAACTACCAAAGCTCCCATTAGGTCTAAAACCAGCGGTGTTTTGCCAACCAATTGGTTTTACTGCATCTTCGTGTAGTTCTGGATCCCATCCTTTTTTATCACCATAATATACAATACTAGAAACACCATTTTCACCCGTAGTTGTTGTTAAATTTTCAAATGAACCATTTTCAACAATATTAATACCTGACCTTACTGCATCTTCAATTTCATCTACTTTGTAAACATCCGGTAAAGTTAAAGTACCTTTAACCATTTGTTGTGTAAATAAAAAATCTCCAGTATTAGGCGTAATAGTTAAAATTTTTGATTCATATCTATTATCACCTGTAAAGTTTATATCAAGTATAACATTTTCATATTTATTTTTTGTTTGTATATTTATAAACTGATCGATATAAGCACTATTTATTTTCTTAGCTTTTAACCTAACTTCAGTTCTACTTGGAGATATTTCATCAATTTGATATCTTAAATCTTCAACTGCTAATTGTTCAGCTACAGTCGGATTATCTTTGTACTCTTGTTCAGTAACATTGTAAACTATACCATCATCCGTTATATATAGTTTATCTGTATTTGTATATATATCACCAATTTTAGTATCAACTTTATCTATTGTGTGAAGTAAGACAGCAGATTCATCACCAGCTAATTTTCTTAAAAAATTATATCTAACTGTAAATATTCCACTTTCAAAACCTAAATTTCTTATATGTGTGCCAGGAAAAAATTCAATTTTGTTATTATCGGTATTAGCTACAAATTGGGATACAGGTAAATTAGTATATTCTATTAGATTATTATTATTATCAAATAATTCTAAATAAACAAAATCTTGAGCTTGAGTTCCCCATTTCCCATTTTCATAGGGTTTATTACCCACAACATCTAAAAGATTTCCATCTAAAAGTTTTTTATCTCTTTCATTTAATTTACTAGCCATTATAACTCTCTAAAATCTCTCTGAAGAATTTCATTTAAGCTATCATCAGTTTTAAGTTTTTTAACTCTTAAATCGTAAACAATTTTAGATTCTTCATCTTCTCGTAAAGAATTTGCATAAGGATCTTCAAAAAGAAGAATTGTATTTGAATTATCTCTTATTATTTTTCCCTGATTTGCTGAACCTGAAATATTTGCTTCATTTTCTAACCTAGCTTTTTTTTGTAAGTATTGTTGTTCATCCTCATCAATTAAATTTAGGTACCAGGATAAATTTTGTAATTCCTCTTGTGTATAAGGCATTTTTTATCTCACTACTTTAAATTCAAAATTATCATCAAAATATTGTATAGTTTCATCAACTGTATTGCTTCCACTAACCACTTTAAATTCAAATTTATAATATCTTTCTGATTGTAATCCATTCATCCAAAGATTAAAATAATTTCCTGTTGAATCACAACTCATAAGAGAACCTGTTCCATAAGGAATAATCACATCTTCTGTCTGAACATCCCTTACTGAATAGTAAGCACCTGTATTACCTATTTGTTCCTTACTTCCACTTGGTAAATACTTTGCTGTTAAATACTCTGAAGCAGTATTGGAATAAGATTTAGTTGGGTATTTTGCTCTACCAACAACTCTAAATTTTACTTTCGACTTCTCTTTATATTCTGGTCTTAAATTTTTCATATAAATTGACATATCTTCTAATTCAGCTGAAGATAAAGCACTTAAAGAACCAGTGCTCCATTTCGCATCACACCACTCAACCTCTAATTTTGGTGGATATATCGTATGAGTTTGTCTTGAAAAGAATTTAAAAGTTCCTAATCTATCTGTATTTCCTTCAGCTGTATCAGTATCTAAATTACCAAAACTACCACTTCTTTTAATAATAAGTCCATGATTTGTATAAGTTCCATTCAACCAAGAATTTACAATTGGCGTAACATCCATTCTCATATCAGTTGACTCATATTGAAATGATTGTGTTGCAACAACATTTGTATACCAATTACCACCAGATGATGACACAGCGGCTTCAGAACCACTTAACCAAAAAGTTTTATCAGTTACCCCATCTCTGTAATTCCAACTAGCTCCTTCCAATGTCAAAGGATTATCTTCAGTAGTACCCTGTCCTTCAACCCAACTTTGACTAATTGGATATGCATATAGTGATTGACTAACATTTAAATTTTCAGAGCCAGCATCAAATAAATTTAAATAATATTTACTACCAGAAGCAATCGTAGGTATTGTACCATTAACTATTGAAGAAGATATTTCACTCAAATCAAACTTCATAAGAATACGAGATACTTTTATATTACCTCCTGATTTGCTCATATCTTTTCTTATTTCTAAAACTTCATCTAAACCTGTATTAGCACTACCACTAGCTTGATATAAAGTTGTATCTATATCAGGAAAAATAAAATAATTCATTAGTTACCTCCTGTACTACCAACTACTCTACCCTCAATGTCTGTATTTGGAAATTTAAGTTCAAAACAACTTGGGTCTAGTGATGGGTAAATAATTCCATTCTGTGTCGCACTAAATATATCATAAGCATTTCCTGAATAACCACTACCTGCTTTAAATTTATTAGTTATTAAAACAGAATGACCATTAGGATTATCTTCTTCAGGAGGAACTATTGCGGATACACCATCTACTAGAGATATCTGATAAGCTATATCAGCTAAAACAATTGGTTGTCCTATTTGCCATTTATCAATATTAAAAAAGTCTTTGACTTTTTGAATTGCCTTTAATACAACCTCTTCACTATTATAACCAACTTTAGTTAATATATTAAATTTAACTCCAATATTAATTACAAATGCATTTTTGATATTTACAGCATCCGTAACCATTCTAAATTGAGTTAGATAAGTTTGTACATTTTCTTTTACTGCTTGATTTACTGTAGTTAATTTTTTGTTTGCATCAAAACCTAAAAGATACATATTGAGAGCTAATGGATTTGCTATACGAGCATCCGCGTTAGCACCTGATGTACTATCCAATTGACTATCTTGAACAATAAAAGCTTTAGCTATATTACCAAATTTAGGCGGCAAAGCATAAACTCTAGTTATATAATCTTCTTTTGTAACTACTCTTTGTTGAGCTTGAAAATAAGATAGTGCATTATTTTTTACTTCTATAATACTCTCTGCACTTCTTCCACCAGCTGCAGGCAAAGGATTATTTATAGCTATAGAATTTTTTGTAGTAGTTGCTAATCCCGCATTAAGTCCTGTTTCATCTAATTCTATATCAGCCGATTGAATACTTCTGATACTATTAGCCCTTACATTATTAGCCACACCACCACCATATCTATATGTAATAGTCAATTCTGTATTAGAAGGTGCTTGTCCATAAGCTTTCGTTGCTAAAAAGTTAGAAGGATCAAAAGCAGTATTTAAATATGTTGGTGAACCAGGTAAAGTAGAACCCACCTCGTCTGGATTTGGAATTATTTCCTCATCAGGACTATCCGATGTACCAGCACCAAACCTTAATTCTGTTTTACCATCTTCTCTAATAAATGTTGTAAATCTTCTTGATGTCTTTAATAGTTTTAAAAGGTATGGTGCTTGGTCTGAGTAAGTGAATAGTTGGTCATCATTTTTAGATGTATTCTCCATATCTGTGAATACTGTATCTTGTGCTAGATAGGGAACTTCATGCCAATCATTACCATCACTATCCTTACAAGAAATTATTTCTAAAACATTTTGTTGTCCTAATGATATTCTTTTATATTTTTCAGCCGCATTAAATGTAAAATATTCTGTTGTTACTACTCCACTAGAAGCGCGGATACCTTTTTTTAATAAATATGTTACTGGAACATTATTAGAACTTTCATATACAGTAATAGTCATAGGATCGTAAGAACTTGAAAATTTAAAATTACAATCTTCTGTTGTTACAAAAGAAATACCTGTATCTGACTGAAGTTGCATGCCTGATTTTACATTCATAGCATAACTTAAATCAGGCTTTGTTGTGTAACTACCACCAGTTCCACTTGATACAGCAGGAACTGTTTGGAAGACATCTAAATCTGTAGTAGAAGCAGAAGATAATTTCGGTTTATATCCCAAAGACTGAGCCATATTGTATACAGTTCTTTTTTCTTCAGCAAATGATAATAAACTTTCTTTAAATTGATTATCAACATAATATGAAAGAACATCTCCCACATATGAAGCCATTTCGATAAACATCATACCAGGTGACGATTCATTAAAATCATTATATGAATTTGGAAAATATATTTTAGCAAATTCAATTAGATTATCTTTAAAAGATGTAAAATCTTTATTTAAATATCTAACTTCCTTTACTGATTTTTTTGTTACTGAATATGGCATTTACTTTCTCCCATTAACTACCATTGTAAGTTGATAAGTCTAATGCTAAATCTTCTTCCGCAGTTAAATCTACATTTAAACTAAATCTTAAATTAACAATAGCTGTAGACATATTATCATCAGAAAAATTAGTTTCAATATTAACAATATTTATAAATGGTAACCATTCACCCATAGCTGCTCTAATTTCTTCTTCAACCCTACTTTCTAAATCTGTGTTTTCTTGTGTAAATACTACCGAAAGTAAGTTGGTGCCAAAAGTAGGATTACCTAATCTTTCACCTTTGTTAGTTAAAAGAAGATTTTTAATATTAGATTTTGCTTGTTCTAATGCAGTTTTGGTTCTATTAAAGAATCCATTACTTGTATAAGTTAATGGTAACTCACAACCTATAAAAGTATCTTCATCTAAATCTTTTTGTACTACACTCATTATAATTTACCATCTTTCTTTTTTAAAGCATTCATTACACCACTATAATCTTTTGTTATGTTACTCATTACATCTTGAACTGCTTTGTTAGATGTATCAGCTCCAGCTGCTTGAGCAGTTTGAACAGCCGCAATTTCTCTTCTAGCTTCTTTAGTACCACCCACCATATCTCCATAACCCATAGCCTCAGCCATTCTAGAAGTATCAAAAGTTTTTCCAGACATTGTTGGATACTCATCATATTCACCTTGTTGAGCGGTTTCATTGAGTATTTTATTTAATGTTGGATTGCTAGTATAACTTACTTCTTCGGGCTTAGATTTTTTAGGAACTGGTTTAGGCAGTACTTCGGGAACACCATTAGTATTTTTTGCTATAGCCTTAGCTCCTTCACTAATAAGTATCTTTCTTACCTCTTTTTGTACCTCTTGTTTAACCATTTCTCTAATTAAACCTATTATTTTTTTAGTGTTTGACATAGTAACTCCTATTTTATATATAAATATTAAGAATTTAATTTTCTCTTTCTTTGTTCTCGCAAAGCTTTTTTTCTTTCTCTTTCTTTTTGTACTTTTTTTAATTTTTCTTTTGTTTCAATAATAAATTTATTAAAGTTTTGTATAAGCTTTGGTACGACATTTAATGCATTTTTTGCTTCTTCTATTTCCTTACCCACTTGTTCCACAATTGTTCTCTGTACTATAGAAATAGCCGCAGATGCTGGATTAAGTGCCGATGCTGTAGCAGCTGCTTTTTCAGAAGTAGCTGCTATTTTTTTAGCTGCATCTAAACTTTTTATTACTGAATTAACAGTCTTAATTGTATCTTTCACTCTATCTACTTTAGATTCAACATCTTCAATTTTTTGTAATATATCTTTTATCTGTTGTCCTTGAGATTCACCTTTTCTTGTAGCTTTTACTATTTGATCTATTTTAGTTTCAATATCTTTTTTAGGTAAATCAAATACGGCTTGTATAGTATTTTTTAATTTATCTGATATAGCACTCATAACTAACCTCTCACTCCTGCAACCTGAATTATTGGCTCTACTTCACCCTCTACTTCATTAATAGAAGTTATTTCATCCGTTTGATTTTCGGTTATGTATACTGTATCACTTAATATTTGCGGTAACATATTAATAGATATATCCTCAATATCCTTTTTTAATATTTCACCAGCATCTGCTATTTCAGATACCCCTGTAGCACCCGATGTTGAGTTGGAAAAGTTCGATAAAGATGATAATAATTTTTCAAACAAATCTTCTAATTGATTTCCTAATACCATCGGATTTGTGGATTCTGCATCACCCAATGTTATTCTACCACCAAATGCATTTAAACCTAATTCTAAATTTATTTCTTCATTAGCTGATAAGTTAAGATTTCTATTAGCAAACATATGTATATCAGTTTCCTTAGAATTAAAAACTAATCTATCAGAATTAAGTGTAATCATATCACCATCCAATACATCAGGAGTTGTTAAGTTTATAGTAGATGGTATTAGAGCATCAACTTCTCTAGCTGGTCCTGAAGTAATAAAAATAGATGAACCATCAGCATTTATATTTTGTAAATGTGGGTAGTGTTCGTCTTGTATTTTCTGTGGTGGTACTGATTGTCTATTGGTAATTTTTATATCTGGATATTGATAGAAAGGATCGCTACCAAACTTTATACCATTACCAAATCTACCATTTATTACCACATCACCATATTCACTAAGTAAGTTTCTATTATGTTCTGTTGTTTGTGCTGTAACCTTTGGGTCTGTAGGAACATTATTAGCTACATTCATGTTTACATGGTTTCTCATATTCAATGGTTGATAGTAGTACATTTGATTACCATGTTTGGCTATATTTACAACTTCGCCGATTAAAGGATAAGCTACCATATGAGGTGATAAAGGTTTTATGTAATCATCAATCTCATCACCAACATCTTGACTTTCTACAAATCTAGCTCTAACAGTTCCTAAGAAAGAATAGTCTGGCATTTTACTATTGCCAGTAGGCGTATCTTTCTTTGGAAAATCTTTTGGATCTAAAAAAACTTTTGTTACAATAGCAGGCTCTAACTCATAAAACTCAATAGCCTCATCAATATTATCTTTTATTAATTGATAAGCATCATTGTAAGTTAAAAATCCACCACCATCAGTTCTTCTGTTTTTATTTTTTTTACTTTTCCAAAACGGCATTAATTCTCAATCCTTTTCATATCATCTGTTATTTCATCTGAATGATTTTGTAAGTCTGTAGCA